TGCTGGAATCAATAGTGGTTCATTGATTTATGATTTTAATAAAAGAATGTATGGTTCTTATCAAGGTACAAAATTAACTGAAAGACAGTTCTTAAAAGATAAAAATACAACGACACCTACTGTTAGTAGCCTTATAGGAAGTATTGGTTCTTCTGTTAAGAACATTGGAAGCTGGTGGAGAAACGCTGGTGATGCACAGTTAAAGAAAAATAAACAGATGAATAATGTTATAAAGAATCAACTTGGGTTATCTGCTGGTAAAAGTCAGTTTTAATGAGTGGTGATTTCCTACATATACTGAAACCTAATGAACGTAGAATGTTAAGAACGATTGTAAAGAAAGTAAACTTTCAACACTATCCAAAAGAATTTATAACTGATAGGGAAGCTGATAAATTTATTTCAGTTCTTGGTCCTGTTACTGTCGAGAAGTTATTGAAAGTCGGTAAGGACAACAAGATTGACAGCCTTTAATTATAAGCCTGACGGCAAAACAATAAAGGAGTTTATGAAAGATGACTCGTTCTTCAGAGGACTACGGGGTCCAGTTGGAAGTGGAAAGTCGGTGGCGTGTTGTGTCGAAGTTTTCAGACGGGCGTTGGCACAAGAAAAAAACGAAAAGGGTGTTCGTAAATCACGGTGGGCGATTATTAGAAATACCAACCCTCAACTCCGTACCACGACAATCAAAACATGGTTAGATTGGTTTCCAGAAAATACTTGGGGTAACTTTCGCTGGGAAGTTCCATACACACATCTAATTAAAAAAGGTGACGTTGAGCTTGAAGTTATATTTCTAGCTCTTGATAGACCCGAAGATGTAAAAAAATTATTATCACTTGAACTTACTGGAGTATGGATTAACGAAGCTCGTGAACTACCAAAGTCTATTATAGATGCTTGTACTATGAGAGTTGGAAGATACCCGTCAATGCGAGAAGGTGGTCCTAGTTGGAGTGGAGTTATATGTGATACCAATGCTCCCGAAGAAGACCACTGGTGGTCAATTATGTCTGGTGAAGTTCCAGTACCCGACCATATTCCAAAAGAAGAAGTAAGAATGTTAGTCAAACCCGATAATTGGAAATTTTGGACACAGCCATCAGGAATGTTAGAACTTAAAAATGAAGATGGTTCTATTGATGATTATAAGTCAAACCCCAAAGCAGAAAACACCAAGAACCTTTTACAAAGCTATTATGAAAATACAATACGAGGTAAAACTAAATCTTGGATTGATGTATATGTAATGAATAAACTAGGAACTATATCAGAGGGTAAGCCTGTTTATCAAATGTTTGTACCCGAAGTTCATGTATCTAATGAAGAAATACCAGTTGCTAGTGGTGTGCCAGTATATGTAGGATTGGATTTTGGCTTGACACCAGCTTGTGTTTTCGGGCAAAAAGTTAGAGGTAGATGGTTAATACAATCCGAGATAGTAGCTTTTGATATGGGGATTGTAAGATTTGCAGAATTGATAAGAGAGGAGTTGGCAACTAAATATGCAACGGAAGATGCCCTTATCTATGGTGACCCATCTGGTGACTTCAGGGCGCAGACGGACGAGTCAACCCCGTTCCAAATCTTACGAGGTTGTGGACTCAAAGCAATCCCAGCGTCCTCAAATGATGTCGGACTCCGAACAGAAGCAGTCAACAAAACATTAACAAATATGGTTGAGGGTAACTCTGGAATACTCATAGACTTAAGATGCAGAACAATAATCAAAGGATTTGAAGGTGGGTATCAATATAAAAGAATACAGGTGTCAGGTGAAAGATATAGTGACAAACCCGAAAAAAATATGTATTCACATATACATGATGCTTTACAATATCTAATGTTAGGTGCTGGTGAGGGTAGACAATTAATGAATAATCAAAAACCATTACAAGTTTTTAATGCTAGAAAAGAGTATGACGTCTTTAAAAGAAGACCTCGTGTTGATAGAAATAGATTGCGAGTAGTAAAATAGGAGTAACAAATGTGCATATTTAGAAGTCCAAGAGTGGTAATGCCTGAACCAAAAGTTGACCCTGAAGTAGAAAAAGCAAAAGCCGAAGCTGAAGCACAAGCAAAAGCAGAACAAAAGAAAGCTGAATTATTCCAACAAAAAGTAAAAGGTGGTATGGTTGGTAGACGTTCTCTTATTTCTGGTGAGTCTGGAGGGATTGGGTTTTACAAATGATTACTTATGATACAACAGAAACAATGGGCGTTGCTTCTGATAATAAAGTTAAACAGTTATTATCAAAGTATGAAAGAGCAAAGTCTGTTAGAAGAAATTGGGTAGACCTTTTTGAAGAGTGTTATGAATATGCTTTACCACAAAGAGAAAGTTTTTATCAAGAGTCTGCTGGACAAAGAAGAGATGAAAAGATATATGATGAAACAGCAGTCGTTGGTGTACAAGAGTTTGCATCAAGGTTGCAGTCAGGTATTGTACCGAACTTTGCAAGATGGGCTGATTTCATGGCTGGTTCAGAAGTACCTGAAGAAAGTCGTGAGAATATAAATGCAGACTTGGAGTCAGTAACAGATTATGTATTTGAGATATTACAGCAATCAAACTTTGCACAAGAAGTACATGAATCATTTTTGGACTTGGCAGTAGGTACTGGTGTCTTACTTGCAGAAGAAGGTGATGCAATTAATCCGATTCGTTTCTCTGCGATTCCATTACCTCATGTTACACTTGATGTTGGTCCTGATGACAGCATTGACCATATCTATAGAGAAAGGTATATTCGCGGGGGAGAACTTACTATCGCATATCCTAGAGCGAAAATACCAAATAAAGTTTTACAAGAAACAACTAGAAATCCAAATGACAAAAGAAAAATACTAGAAATAGTATATAGAGATTATTCTAAAAAAAATGTCATGGCACATTTCTATTGTGTCATTGATATGATGACAAAAGAAAAAATACTTGAAGAACGATATGAGGGTATTGGTTCGTGTCCTATAATTGCTTATCGCTGGTCAAAAGCGAGTGGGGAGATTTATGGGAGAGGTCCTCTAATCAATGCCCTCTCTGCAATTAAGACCACCAACTTAACAGTTGAGTTGATATTGGAAAATGCACAGATGGCAATATCGGGTATATATCAAATGGAAGATGATGGGATAATTAACCCAGATTCTATATCTCTATTGCCGGGAACTGTAATTCCAAAGTCTGCTGGTAGTGCTGGATTACAGCCAATCAATAGTGCTGGTAGGTTTGATGTTGCTGATTTGGTATTAGGTGACATGAGAAACAATATCAAAAGAGCATTGTATAATGATATGCTGGGCGACCCTAATAGAACACCAGCTTCAGCTACAGAAGTTGCAGAGAGAATGGCAGACCTATCAAGAAGAATTGGTAGTTCATTTGGTAGATTGCAAGCAGAGTTAGTACAACCAATATTACAAAGAGTTGTTTATATTTTAAAGAAACAAGGAAGAATAGAAATACCAGTTGTTAATGGAAGAGAAGTAAAGATACGTTCTGTTTCACCATTGGCACAAGCACAGGCTCAATCAGATGTTGTAACTGTTGATAGATTTTTAGAATTAGTTGGTGGTAGGTTTGGACCACAGATATTAAATCTGTTAATAGATTCACAAGAAGTTTCATTATACCTTGCTAGAAAATTTGGTGTACCTGATAATCTGATACGCTCACCAGAGCAAAGAGCTATGCTTACACAAATGGCTCAACAGATGGCACAGATGCAACAACAACAAAGCATGGAGCAACAAGCAACACAATGACACAAAACAAAACACATCTTGGAATTGACGGGTTTCCCCGTAATCCACAAGACGACGTTAATCTTTCACATGATATAGCAAGATTATTTAGTACAGAAAGTGGTAAAAAAGTATTAGGTTATTTACGCAGTATTACAATAGATGCTGTATCAGGTGCTAACATTTCTGATAATGAGCTACGACATCTTGAAGGACAAAGATATTTAGTAGGACTTATTGTTAGAAGAATTAATCATAGTCATGGAGTAAAAAATAAATGAGTGAAGAAGCACAAACAGTAGCAGATGTACAAACAGAAACAGCACCATTGGAATCAGAAAGACCAGATTGGTTAGCAGAAAAGTTTAATACACCTGAAGATTTAGCTAATGCTTATACAAATTTAGAAAGTAAACTAGGACAATCAGAAGAAACAATTAGAACAAATGTAATGTCTGAACTAGAAGAAGAGTTTAATAATGGCAGACCAGCTACATCAGGTGAATATGAATTACCAGAATCTATTGATGCAGAACTTGCTAAAGATAATGAGTTATTAAACTGGTGGGCGAATGAAGCTTGGGAAAATGGATATAGCCAAGAAGAGTTTGCTAAAGGTATTGATATGTATGTTAATGCTTTAAATGAAAATCAACCAAATTTAGAAGCAGAGTTTCAAGCATTAGGAGATAATGCACAGGATAGAGTAAATGCTGTAGAGTTATGGGCTAATGCAAACTTTCAAGAAGAACATATGGACGCTTTAAAAATGTTAGCGTCAACAGCTAAAGGCATAGAAGTAGTTGAAATAATAATGGAAAAACTTAAAGGTACTTCTATTAATGGACAAGCACAACCCGCTGGAGTTCCATCTGAAGCTGACCTTACAGCTATGATGAAAGACCCAAGATACTGGAATCCAAAAGACCGTGACCCTAACTTTATAAGACAAGTTGACGAGGGTTTTAATAAGGTATATGGAAGTTAAAATTGGTCAAATAAAAATTGTCGAGAGTATAGAAGAACACGCTGACTTTCTACACTCTCGATTAAGAGAAATGGATAAAAGAGAAATATGGTTACATGATGCTAGTCCATCAGATGTTTTACATTGTCCACTTCAATATAATCACAAAACATTAACAGCTTTATATAACAATGAACCAATGTGTATGTTTGGTACAGTAGCTATTGATGATACCAATGATGCTATTGTTTGGGCGTTAGGTAGTGATTTAATAGATGAAAATAAAAAAAGTTTCTATAAAGCGTCGTTACAAGTAGTGAATATGCTACAAGCAGACTTTACAAAGATATGGAATGTGGTTCCATGTGACCATTTACAAACTATTGCATGGTTAAAAAAACTACAATTTAATATAAGTAATGAATACTTTTCATTAAAAAATATACCTATGTTGTATTTTTCTCGTTGCAATAATCAAAAAAGTATGGCAACAGTACATTAAGTGACCTAATTCAAAGTGTAGAGGTCTTGAAAAAGGCAACCTCATTGACACCAAAGAATCAGATAATCATGTGTTGGTACGAAAGTATCGTAAATTTTAATTGTTTTAAGGAGAAGTTATATGGCTAATACCATAGACGTAGCCTTTATTAAGCAGTTTGAAAGCGAAGTCCATTTGGCTTATCAACGTATGGGTTCTAAATTAAGGAATACTGTAAGAACAGTTGGTAGTGTCAGAGGTAACACAGTACGTTTTCAAAAGATTGGTAAAGGTTCTGCTAATACAAAGAGCAGAAACGGAATTGTAACTCCAATGGAGCTTACACATACCACAGTTGAAGCAACAATGGCTGACCATTATGCACCTGAATACATTGATAAGTTGGACGAATTGAAGACTAATATCAATGAAAGACAGGCAATCGCAATGAGCGCGGCTGGTGCTTTAGGTAGAAAAACTGATGAAATACTTGTAACAGCTATGGATTCAGGAGCGAACTCTACACAATTACATGACACAAGTTCAGCACTACAAAGGGCTGATGTGTTATCATTATTCGAAACTTTTGGAACAGCAGACATTCCAGAAGACGGACAAAGATATTGTGCAATGCACCCTAAAGGTTTTGCAGACTTGTTTACTATTGACGAGTTTTCTAATGCAGACTATATCGGTGAAGCACAACTACCATATGCTGGTGGAATGACAGCCAAGAACTGGTTATCATTTATGTGGTTCAGTACTTCAGCAGTATCTGCTGGTAAAAACTTATGTTATCATACTTCAGCAGTTGGTTTAGGAATCGGCTCTGATGTAACAACAGAAGTTAACTATGTTCCAGAGAGAGTTTCACATTTAACCACATCTATGATGTCAATGGGTGCTGTTGTTATTGATGACAATGGTGTCTATGAACTTCTAGATAATAACACATAGGAGGTTTAAATGGCTTATAGTGCAAGTGGACTCTGTAGAATGGGTGGAGATTCAAATGGTAATATGTGGACCTACACAACTACAGATACAATAGCTACTGTTAATAGTGCTGGTTATTTTAATGACTCTGCAAATATGTTGAAGGTTCGTGATATTATTATTGTAAAAGATACAAATACACCAACTACACATCATTGTACTGTTTTATCAAATACTGGTACTGTTGTAGATATTTCAGATGGTACTGTTATAGCTGAAACAGATGGCGACTAAATAGGAGTGGGGGGAGAAATCCCCCTAATCTAAATGGCAGTAACAAGTACCACAGCAACCACAGCGATTGATGTATGTAATCGTGCTTTAGTTTTAATAGGTGCTTCACCTATGACTTCTTTTGAAGATGGTACTAATGAAGCTCTTGTTGCTGTAAATTTATATGAAGATACAACACGCTCTGCTTTGGTTAATACAAGGTGGAGGTTTGCATCTAATCAACAAGTATTAAACAGATTATCAGATGCACCAACTGGTAGATATGATTCAGCATATGCTATCCCATCTAGTTCAATATATGTTCATACATTAACAGTAAATAAAAGTCCTATACAATTTGATATTTATGGACGTACTGCATTTTGTGATGCAACAGTAAATGACGAAGTTATTGCAGACTTTAGTTTTAGACAAACAGAAGTAAACTTTCCATCATATTTTACACAAGCACTTGTTTATGAACTGGCTGGACAATTTGCTTTAGGTATTGCAAGAGATGAAGGACTATCAAACATGATGTTCACTAATGCAAGATTCTTTATGCAAAAAGCTAGAACAATGGATAGTCAGCAACAAACAACAAGGAAACTTAATACAAGTAGATTTATAAAAGAACGTAGGTCATAAGCTAATGAAGATTCGTATTCCTCAAAATAACTTTGAGCGAGGAGAAATCAGTCCAGCAATGACTATGCGAACTGATTTAAATACTTATGTGCAAGGTGCAGAAGAAGTAAGAAACTTATTCTTATTAGCAGAAGGTGGAGTAAAAAGAAGAACTGGCTCCGAATATGTTGCTACATTAAATGGAACACCTAATCTTACTAATAGATTAGAACAAAGATTAGAACCATTCTTATTTAGTGATGATGAAAGATATATCGTGTGCTTTAGTAATGCACGATTAGACATATTTAGAATTAATGCTAGCACTGGTGCTGTAACAGCTTTGACAGCTATAACTCAAGATACATCTAATAATGCTCTACCTTTTACACAGGCAAGACTTGAGCGTATGACTATAACACAAAATGCTGATGTTATGTTTGTTGCTCACCCAGACTTTATGATACGAAAGATAACACGAACAAGTGCTACAGCATTTGAAGTATCAACTTTTGAATTTGATGAAACCACAGCTAATGACCAAAAGTTTCAACCATACTTTGCTTTTGCAACAAGTGGTACAACACTTACTCCAAGTGCAACATCAGGTTCTGGAATTACATTAACAACATCAACCAACTATTTTGACTCTGCTCATGTTGGTACTATTATACGTTACAAAGGTCACGAAATACTTATAACAGGATTTACAAGTGCAACTCAAGCTACTGGTACAGTAAGAAAAACACTTGCTAGTACAACAGCAGATACAGATTTTGATGAAGCAAGTTATTCTGATTACAGAGGTTATCCTCAAGCTATTACATTTCACGAAGATAGATTGTGGTTAGGTGGAACAACAAGTCAACCTGATGCTATATGGTCTTCTAAAACAAGTGAGTATTTTAACTTTGATGTTGGTTCTGCTGGTGATTCAGATAGCATACAAATGACAATCAATGTTGGTGAATTTAATAACATAAGACATCTTACAGCTAATCGTGATTTACAAATCTTTACAACAACATCAGAACTATATATACCATCTTTTGCTGATAAAGGTCTTACACCAACTAATGCACAGATACGAAGACAAACACCATTTGGTGCATCATTTGTAAAACCGTTACCTTTTGATGGTGCAACAATCTATGTACAGAAAACTGGTAAAACAATAAGAGAATTTTTATTTAGCGATAAAGAATCAGCATATGTATCAACACCATTATCTTTAATATCATCACATCTTATAAGCAATCCAACACAGATTGCATCAATCAAAGGTGCATTTGATAGACCAGAACAATATGCTTTTATAATAAATGATGATGGAAGTATGGCTGTCTTTCATTCTATTCGTAATGAAGAGAAAGCTGGATTTGTTAAATGGACAACTAATGGAAGGTATCATTCAGTTGTAGCTATTGATGATAGAGTATTTGTAGCTACTGTAAGAAATTTAGGTAGTGGTTCTAATAGCTATGTATTAGAAGAACTAAAGACAACATCAAGACTTGATTGTTCAAAGACATATACAGCAACGTCTTCTAATAATGGAATCTTTACAACATCAACACCTTTTGCAAATGGTGCATCACTAGCTGTATTACAAGGTAATAACTTTATTGGTACTTTTACAATGGCTAATAATCAAATAAATGTATCAGCAATAAAACTTATAAACACAGCAGAAATAGGATTTAGTTTTACAAGCAGTTTAAAAACATTGCCAGTAGATGCAAGTGTTACTGGTGGTCCATTAACAGGAGAACCAAGAGCAATAACAAGAGTAAACCTTGACTTAATATCTACTTTATCTGTAT